GCAACATATCCCTTACGAAATTTTGTAATCTTCTTCCTTTATTTTTTCCTGATCTTGGTTTCATTATTATATACCTTTACTAGCCATTTATCTATTTTATCTGCATCTTTTGTAAGATTTTTTATACTCATTTCTGGGCTACATATGCAGTCATCATGCTTCCCCATCTTCATGTATGCTACTATTCTAGCTATACTTTTCACCAAATCCCAACTCATTTCTGAGCTTATTTTGTGCTCGTTTGATAGTCCCATTATTTGCTCCTTTAAATAGTGGATTAGCCAATACCCATTCAAGTCCTTCAATTACTCCATGACTGAAGTTAATTACAAGAAAATTTTCATGGTTTTCCATGTCTATTTTGTCAAGTAAATGGTATTCTTCTACTAATGCATTTTCTATTTCTTTTTTATTTCTCATGTAAAGTTTCCCATCCTTGTTTATTTTTAGTTCCTAGTTCTCTTTTAGCACATTTATTACAAATTGTTAAGCTTTCTCCAGAGAAAAGATGCCAGCAATATACTGACACTTTCCCTAGAGAAATAGCTTTACAACATTCACATTTAAAATGTACTCTTTTTTCACACAGATTCGTTATGTTTCTCACTCTCAAGTTGTCTTACCTTTTCATGTAATTCTTCTATCATTAATGTTAACTCATGAATTATATGTGCAGTTTTAGATCTGAAAGCATTTACTCCATCTTTCCAATCTTCATCTTGTGTTATTCGATCATTAAGCATCTGCTACCTCATAATCTAAAAGAAGACTGAGATCGCTGTGGACGGATTCAGCGTGTTTCACTAGTCCGTCCATAGTTGTTGCATTGTTTAATCTAATGCTTAGTTTTGCTAATCTTTTTACTACATTTTTAAACTCAGTGCAAAAGTACTTACTTATCCATCTGCCATCAGGATAAGCTTCGTTAGGTTCCTGATATTTTTTAACTATCCAACAATGTTCGTCAGCAGATAAAGCCCATTGATCATTTAATTGTATAAACATTATTTCACTCCTATATTGTTAAAGATATTTCTTCTGATATATTAGTTAATTTATTTATTGTATTTTCCATATTTTGTAAAGATTTAGCTATTTCTACTAATGCATACATTTGTACTTCATGAAAATTACAATCTTTTTGATTATCAGCCATTTCTACTAATTTATCTATAGTCATTATTCTACTCCTTTTGTTGCTTTCATATTATTTCATCTCCTGTATTTTGATATTCTGGATAAGAAACTTCTTCTGCTTTTGGATTAGATACAGTTTTAGACTGTGTAAAGCCCATTTTATCTAACATTAATGTTTCTTTTTTTAGTCTATCTAAGAAAATATCTTCAGACTCTTCTACCATAGCCCATAATAATGTCATATATACCATAATATCTTTAATCCTACCACGTACATCTTCTCTTTGAGAAGTATGTCCATTGATATATGCCATAATACCATCAATATGTTTGTATACGTATGTCATTAATACTTTTTCTTTAGAAGCATCGGTTAACTTACTGATCCTATTGAAGTTAGCTAGAACATCGCCTTCATCTCTAGCATACTCTTTTTGACCAGCATCACGAGTACTTTTTATTTCTTTGATAATATTATTCAATAAATTATCATATGTTTTCTTATTCACACTAACTCTCCTTTATTTATGTTAGAATTATTAACTACTAGATTAATATCAATATGTTCTTTTTCACGATTTGCTTCGCAAGTTAAATGCAATGCTTCAATTAATCCTGTAGTCCTAGATTTTAATGGTTTAACAGATAATAATTTGTTAGTATTATATGCAGTTCTAAATGAACCTTTACTTGATGCCATATTCATTCCTTCATGGAATGCTTGCTTAGTAATTTCACTTACTGTAAATACTATTATATTATTTCTTACTGCTAATTCCATCATAGCTTGAGATGCTTCTTCTATTTTCATATTAGGATCTTTGTGTTTAGATTTAAACAATCCCATATGATCAATAACAACTATTTCAGGTTTAATTGGTAACATTTGTATTCGTTTTTCTAATTCAGTAGTGAATGGTGCACTATAGTCTACAGTTAACCATCCAAATTTTTTATCCATACCATTATGCATTTGTTGATAATGCTTAGCTAAATCATCTTCAGACCAACCCATTTCCATCATGACAAATCTAGACCATATCTGTCTTGGACTCATTTCCATCTCAATAAAATATGTAGGTCTTTTAAATGCATTAACCCAGTTTTGTAACAACATAGTTTTCATTGATTTAGGAGGAGCTTGTATTACTACAACTTCTCCTGGAAATATAGGAAAGTGTTCACCTGCATATAGATTGCCTAAATTCAATGGTTCAGAATCTGATCTCAAGAAATCTATAAGAGCCGTCTCCATGGACGATGCATCCATAACTGTCTGATTTTTCTTGGACTTATAGAGTTTACAGGTTTGTTTACAATAAGTATCCATAACTGGATCAACACAACCGTAACGATAACCATTCCCCCCATGTCCATCATAACAATTATTGATAATACTATCCAGTTCTTTTTCAGTAAACCTACTATCTTGTTTATCAACTGATTGCCTCCAATCTTCTAATATTAATCTTACTATGGATTCAGGATATCTCCATCTAAACCATGAAGCTAATCTTAAAGCTACCATATGCCTTTTACCAACACTTCCATCCATTAACATATGACTAATACAAGGAAAATTTACTGGATCAGGATTTCTACCTTGAGAAATAAAAGTAGGTGTTGTTATTTCTTTTGTATTTTTAGCAGTAGATAATACATCAAATACTGGTTCACACTCCATCTCTGGTGATGTAAAAGATTTAGGATATTTAGCTTTTTCTAATATTTTAGCTTCTCCATCACTAGCTTGCAACCATTTCCATTTAATAGGTACTTTATATAGATTAGATTTGCTATTTCTTGTATTAACTACTCTAATAAGTCTAGTTTTATCTGTTACAGAAGGATCTGCAAATTCAAATATTCCATGTGCATTTAATGCTTGCTTTACTTTACTATGTAAATCTTTAGCAGGTTTCCATCTAAATGCTTGACCAGGAATATGAAAATGAAATCCAGTACCAGAGAAATATATTGCAAAGGGGATTTCTAAATCTTCTAACAATAATCCTAATCCTATAGATTTTTCACAACCTGTTTTAAAATTAATACCATCTACATCAAGAATAAATTCATCAGGCATGTATATTAATCCATCAAATCCAGATAATGTTTTCTTTTTTGCAAAGAAATCTACAATGTAATCATCATAATCATATAACGACATAAATGTATCATTATCAATATTCATCCAGTTTCCCATTTCATTGGCATCTTGAAAATAATGCCTATTAGATAAGGAAAAAGCATATTCTTTAATCATTTTATTACTCCTTATAGTTAAGGGGCAGGAAGAGAAGATCAAACCTACCCCCTATTGTCCTCCGCAAATTAATTAAAATGGCACATCTGCTACTTCTTCAACTGTAGTATGCTCAGTCTTCTGTTTTATTTTAGGCAGTATATACTTTTGATAGTAATTTTCTGCTTTATTCTTATAATATGCCACATCGTCTTCTGAGAAATCATCTGCTATATTTTTAAATGATGTAGGTGCTACTTGATTTAAACATGCAGTATAACCTTTAGCATCTTTATAGTAATAAACATTAATTTGTTTCCCTGCTAAATTATCAGCAGAATCATCAAATTTAACTATTACATTTTTATCACCACTATCTAATGCATCAGTGATACCAGCATTAGCAAATCTAAATAAATTAGAAATTGCAAATTCTTCATCATCTTTATTAATTCTTTCATAAATTCTTAATTTAAAGTGATTTTTATAACCTTCAAAGAATACATCTATATATTTAGCATCTCCGTAAGTATCATATTTTGCGTTAGTTATGGTGTTTGTATGCCATCCTGTAGTATAATTATTATTACCTTTTTTTACTGTGAAAGTTTTCATCCTTGCGCTCCTTGTTTATAGTTTGATTGTCTTGGTGCTTTGTCGGTTGCACTATTACCGTCATCATCTGCTTGTGCTATGCCTACCATTGCAGCCATACCATACCTTCTACCATATGTTATTGCTGCTCCAATTGCATGAGCATCCTTTTTTCCACCTATTGGCATTCGAGTTTCTGATTTTATCCATTGACCTGATTTATGCATTAATGTAGTTGATACATAAAAGCCATTAGTTATATCACAAAATCTAGTTCCTTGTACAACAGATAAGCCATTTT